GGTGATGCTCTTCTCTGTTTTGTAAAAAGAGCGGTGCCAGCCGGAAGCAAGTGTACAAGCTGGTACCGCCAAAGCAGTGGCTGTTGTGGTGCCGGGTGCCTCCCGGTGCCTGGCGAAGGTTGCACACCAGGCGGGTTGGTATCCACAGAAGGTCGACTGTCAGCCTCAACCTTAACCCGCGTGCGCTGAGCCGCATTCACCACAACGCTAAGGATTCTCTCTGGTTGAAAATACTTAGCTGTTATGTGCCTGCTTTTAGCCACATCAGGCGAGGTGGACCTAGTTATTCCCCAACAACAAGGATTCGGTTAATCTGGTTATCCCCAACAACGCAAAAGGAAAAGAAATGTCCGGTAATATCTATACGCTGTACAAATCCCACTGTGAAAATGTTGGAAAGTATCGGGGCATTGAAATCAGTGGGGTAGTGTCATCAGTCGAAATAAGCAAAGTTGAATCAAGGGCAACATTACTTACTCTTTTGGACCTTGTCTTACATGAGCACCGGAAGAAATTCGGCACTCCCTATAATCAGTTGAATGGGAAAAAGGCTCTGGTTCACCTTATTCTGATGAAGCATCACTGGATGCCAAAACAGATTAATGAGATGAAATTTGATGAACTTCTTCTTTCAATTCAGGATGAACTCACACTTGATAAAATAAGCGTAACCGCCCAGAAATTTTTAGATTATCGAGACTGGAGATCACAAATTCATCACTTTGATGATTTTGACGAAAATGAATGGGATCCTAATTTGTCTGCACAATATCTAAAGTAACATCCTGTGATAAAACCGTGATTTCCTGATCCAGTTTTTTTAAGGAGTCTATTGTTTCCTGTCGATAAGACAGCACTTCACGAAGCTGGTTTATAGCTGCCAGCTTCTTTGTCATCCACTCATAAATTTCCTCATCTGTGTAGCCAGGCGCGACGATTTTGGGTTCTGTTTTGTGCATTTCACATCTCCTCAAGTTATCAGTTACTTGTTGATGGGGACCAGATTGTTAAAGAGCTAAGCGTCCTGTAGGGCGCTTTTTTGTTGCTAACGAATCATCCTGGACTTCATATGCCCCAGGCGGCTACTTCGTGGGCGTCCTGCCTGTTCGTTATCTTTGATATAAAATCTAACTTAACTTAGTTATTATGGCAAGAGAAAACACCAAACTTTTCTTAGTTCGGTGCCTTAGTTAGAGAAGAGAGGTCTTAGAGTTCGTATTGAACTCCTTTGACTACACCAATGATAAGGCAATTACCATTGATAGGGATGTTGGGATACCGAGGATTTAATGGCACTAAAAACTTTTGAGGGCCATCGATGACTAATTTTTTTACTGTAGCTTCGTTTGTTCCATCAAGTCGAGCGATGACTATTTTTCCATGACGAGGTTCTGCATCTGGATCTACAATCACTGTTGCGCCTTCTGGTATTGTTGGGAGGCCATTAGGGTTAGTCATAGAGTCACCTTTAACCTCTAATGCAAATGAGTTATCACCAATCTTTAATGATGTATCTACCCACTTGTCCACTTCACTAAACACTTCTGCTGCCCTGCACTCAGTAAACTGCCCAGCCTGAACCCACGATATTACAGGAACTCTGCGCATGTTTGTGACGAGTTTGCCCTCAAACTCAGCACCATAAAGAATGTAATCTATTGACGTATTGAAGAACTTCGCTAATTTCGAAAGTGCCTCCCCACCAGGGATATTGATGTCTTTCTCCCAGTACCCCACAGCAACGTCGCTTACTCCACAAAATTTACCCAATTCTTTCTGGGACGTTCTGGTAACTCTTCTCAGAGCTTTTATACGCTGACCAACCGTTTCCATAGGAGCACCATTTCTTGAATTGCTAAGTAATCTTAGTTTTTATTGACCAAAGATAGATTTGTAATTAGCATCTAATAAAACTTAGTTTGGAGGGCGTATGACAACTGACGATATCGAAAGCTACTTCGGCAGTATTGAGAAAGTTGCTGCTTTTTTCGGCATAACAACTGAAGCCGTTTATCAGTGGCGAAACCGTCCGGGCCAGTTAATTCCAAAAGGACGTGCAGCAGAAGCTGCATATAGAACTTGCGGACGGTTGCCATTTAAACCTGAGCTTTATGAAAAATCTAATGGATAAATCGATTAACAGAAACCACAGAACGATGAGGCTAACCGTGGGTAAGCATCACTGGAAAGTAGAAAAACAGCCTGAGTGGTACGTGAAAGCTGTCAGAAAAACTATCGCGGCATTGCCGGGGGGTTACGCTGAAGCTGCTGACTGGCTGGATGTAACAGAGAACGCATTATTTAACCGCCTTCGTGCCGATGGCGATCAGATTTTCCCGCTGGGATGGGCAATGGTTTTACAGCGCGCGGCTGGCACTCACTACATTGCGGATGCTGTCGCACAGTCTGCTGGTGGGGTGTTTGTATCGCTCCCTGAAATTGAGGAAGTGGAGAACGCCGATATCAACCAACGCCTGCTGGAAGTCATTGAACAGATCGGCAGTTACTCAAAGCAGATTCGTTCGGCAATCGAAGATGGGGTAGTGGAGCCACACGAGCAGACAGCAATTAATGATGAGTTGTATCTGTCAATTTCGAAGCTCCAGGAGCATGCAGCACTGGTCTACAAAATCTTTTGCGCTCCAGAAAAGAGTGACGCCCGCGAGTGTGCAGCTCCGGGCGTCGTGGCGTTTTGTGTCTGTGGAGAAACTAACGCATGAACAGTTTAACGGCAAATAACCGTTTGTCGCAACAGCTGGTGGTCAGCGTCGCTGAACACCTGTTGTTACGGCATGAATGCAGATTACCAAATCACCTGGCTGTAAGTAACCACAGAGAACTTTACCTGACTGTGGGGGGCGAGTTGTGCAGGAACTTAACCGCTGGTTTCGTGACGGAAGAGGACTTTATGTTCATGTTATTCGTTGGGAGCCAGAAACACAGCGCGTTATCTATCTTCGCAAAGACTACCCGCATGAGTGCTTTAGTCCTTTGTGGAAATTCAGGCGTGATTTTGTTGAGTGTGAAGGACCACCAGCACATTGATTCTGCCATTCCGGGACGTTACACTGTTCAGGCACCTTATAAAGCGGGTGTCGGGATTGGCGTCCTGGAATTCAATATAGAGCATAACCGCGCTCATGCGGTTTTTTCGTATCATGAGCATTGCTACGTCCAAATTATGGTGGGGCGTGCAGGGGCATCGCAAGATGCGCCGGGTTCTATGTTGACCGGTTACGCCAACCCTGTACGTCTCACCACCTCTGTGATTGGCGTCCCATGTGGTGAGTTCTTTGAATTCAACATAGGGGCTGTCACCATGACTACTCTCCCAACCCTCGCTCGTCTGAATGATGAAGACTTACATAAACTCAGTTATGTAACAACTGCACTACGTGCTCTGCGCAAGGTAACTCTTTCGGATCCGCAGGCGCATCAGGTTCTGGTAGAAACACTTCTTAACTTGCAGGCTGAACGTATTCGTTTGGCGGATAAGGCTAATTTTCATATTCACCGTCTCCTGAATATCAGCGGAGGGCATCGTCATGCTTAATCCGTTGATCCTCAATATTTGCCGTTTGCTTCAGCGTAAAAAAACATCAATTCCTACAGTTGGGCAGTGGTACACCACGCCTGCAGGGCATGTTCTACGTGTTAGCCTGGTTGACCGTGAATGCCAGAAGGTGATTTGTGAACCGCTGGGCCGTAATTACCGCGTCAGTATGCCGCTTATAGCCTTTCGCTCCGGAAAAAACATGAAGCATCTCGGAGGTGCAGCATGAGTATGGAGCTGATGGTTAAAGCGATGAAAATTCGAGTGGGTAATCCATTGCGAAAACTGGTTCTGATCAAGCTGGCTGATAATGCCAGCGATCAGGGTGAGTGCTGGCCCAGCTACCAGCATATTGCTGACCAGTGCGAGATTAGCAAACGTTCTGTGATGAATCATATTGCGGCCCTTTGTGAGTCCGGGCTGGTGAAAAAAGTCACCCGGAAAGGTGAAAAAGGTAACTCAAGTAATATCTATCTCCTTCATCTGGATGGTGCAGGAGATTCACTAGGGGGTAGTGCAAATAATTCACTATCTGGTGCAGCAAATTCACTAGGTAGTGCAGGAGTTGCACCAGGGGGTAGTGCAGGAGATTCACCCAGAACCAGTCACTCTTTTGAACCAGTCAAAGAACCAGTCAATGAACCAATAGCTGTTGGTGCATCAGTTGATGAGTCCGTGCGAGTTCGTTCAAACCGACCGGAATACTCTCCGGAGTTTGAGCAGGCATGGCTGGCATATCCCAAACGTGCGGGTGGCAATTCAAAATCTGCAGCCTTCAAAGCCTGGAAAGCCCGTTTGAATGAGGGGGTAAACCCCGAAACCATGCTGGAAGGTGTGAAACGCTACGCGGGCTGGGTATCTGCGATGGGTAACAGCGGCACACAATTTGTGAAACAGGCTGTCACGTTCTTTGGTCCGGATCGTCATTTCGAAGAATCCTGGGAAGTTCCTGCGGTATCTGCAGCCAGACGCGAGGACCCGTACTTCAAAGCCAGTTACGACAACGTGGACTACAGCCAGATCCCGGCAGGATTCAGGGGGTGATCATGAGTCTTTTGAATGAAGT